ACATAAGCTGGAGTACTATCAAATACTGCATAACTTGTAGACATAACGTCTTCGTATTTTGCTTTAACTTCGTCAAGGCGATCAATGTCATTCGTATATTCTTTAACCTTAAGAGGAGCTGAAAGAAATGCCATACAATCTTTACGAGCATTAGCGATTTCTAAAAGTTTATTATCTACGAGTTGAGTTTTAGATCCAACGTAAGCATAATCATTTGCAAGTTCTGTAAAGTTCTGTGCAAAAATCAAGTTTACATCTACAGTTTCATAGTCGCCAAATAGTTCAATAGCTTCTTGAACAGCTGCCGCAGTATATTCGGTATCATCTGTTCCATCTGCAAGATCTACATAGTTTCCATCAAATGTACCACTATCAGCATCAATATCAACTAAGAAAGAATTAATTGATGCGAAAAAATCTGTAACGGTATCTTTAACAAGAGTTGGCTCAGAATTTGGACGAACGGCCCAAACATATGAACTTGCGCCGTTTAGTTTTGACACCCAGTAATTGGATTCACCAAACTCGTCTTTTCCATTTGCTGCCATTGAAAGTCCTTGGTAAAGTTCAAGAACGCTTCCTTGATCTCCACTAAATGCTCCGCCTTCATCCACAACTAATACATGAACTTCATCTTTAGAAGTAGTTGTACCAGTAAGATTCTCTGCCCAAACCGTGTTGGTTGGTTTATATCCAAGCTGTGCTTTAATTACAGCTGGAGTTAACTCCCAGTTATCTTCGGTTATAAAATAGACACGAAGTGAGTTACCTAAAGAGCCTGCATATCGTGCAACGATATTAGAATCTATACTAAGTAAGTCCTCTGTTAATCTATCAAGGTCGTCTTGTCCATTAATAGCGCCCGGGTCATATTCACCAGCCGGTTGGAAGCCTACTGGTTCTGGAATGGTATCCATACCAGCGCCACCAGAAGTTGCGTTATATGCTCCATTAACCGCACGTGCCACTTTTAATGCATTGCCGTATTTTAAAAAGCTAGCTGCTGTTAAGAAGCTAACTTCAATCTCGCCTTTAATTTCTGGTGTTCCAAAAAGTTTTGCGAGGTCTGTTTCTGAACCTACCGTGACTAAACGTCCCGATGGTCCCCAACGAAAGTAACCTGCATAACCACCAATAGAGGTAGATTGTGCTGGCACTATATTTGTGAGATCGGTTTCTTTGATCTCAACTCCAGGTGATACTAAAAATCCCATAAGTTTTTTCCTTTCAGTGTATTTGTTTACAATTTATAATTAGCATAATAAGAATATTCTCAATAATTAATATTTATCTCATGCATTCCTTTAGAAAGCAGATTTCCAATCTTTTATATTATCAACCAATTTATTATGATCACTATTATTAATATTAGAATCAGATCCATCCATAAAACCAAAGGGCGGTAAATCTTCTTCCATTTCTAATATTCTTTCTTTATATAGAAGATCTTTAATTTCTATATCAGTTAATCCTTTGAAAAAATCAGTACTAACAAACCAAGCAAATAAAACAAAGTTCATTACGCTATCATCATGAGTACCACTTGCGCCTGCATATGAATTTCCTTTTGGCTCAAAAGAACTAAATTCTGATATTGTATTAGGATCTACTAAAAGTAATTTACCGCCTTCAATTAAATCTTTAAGATTAGAACAACCCATTCTTTTTACTTTTTGGCTCATTGTTACACCAATACCATTTGATTTAACAGTGCTTGTTGTAAATGTATTTTCATACTCATGCTCATAATAAACAGCATTACATACAACTTGTCCAGCGTCGTTATTCTCAATAATTACAAGAGCATCGTTATAAGTCTTTGCCGCACGAATAATAACATCGGGGAATAATAAAGGTGATATCGTATTATTTCTATATGTACATACTTGTTTAAAAGGTTGCTCTGTAATATCAATTACAGAAAATGTACTATAGTCTTGACCTCTTCCCTTTGAAACATCAGCAGCTAAAACATAAGTATGGCCATTAATAGGTTCATTAAAATAATTAATATCATGTTGGATCTTTTGAGGATCTCGTGAACCCATTCCTAAAAGAATATTTGTATCAATTAAAGTTTGAGAACTTCCAATAAATTCAATTTCAAATTCCTGACGAAATTGAACAGCTGATGTATTATTAATTGTTTCTTTTTTCCATTCTTCATCTCGCCCAGGCACGTCCCACCAATTAATTGTATATGACGCAAAGTTATTTGCTTTTTGAACTGCGCCTTCCCAAAGTTTATAAAACATATTACCTAAACCATTAGGAGTACTTGTTATAATAACTTTAGTATCTTTTCCTGAAGTAATAACGGGATATGTACTAGTATAAAATTCTTCCGACCTTTGAACGAAAGCAAACTCATCGAGAAATACTACATTCAAACTTAAACCACGAATACTACTTGAACTTGTAGCTCCGGCAATAATTTCAGAGTTATGACTAAATATAATATTACCTTTATTTAAAACCTTACACCCAGGCTGAAGAAAGAATGGTAAATTCTCTAACATCAAAGTTAGTCGGGCAAGCATTTCTCTTGCAGTCGCACCTTTATTAGCAAGGATACCAATCTTTTTATTTGAATTAAATACTAAGTAATGAAGAAGCCACGCAATTGAAGTAATTGATTTACCGCTTTGGCGACATGCTAAAACAATACTAAAACGATTATCTCTATAATGATTTACAAGATCTTCTTGGTACCCTCTTAATTTAAATGGAACCAATCCTTTATCTAAACTAATTACCTTAACATATTTTTCGCAGAAGTATGAAATATCATTCATACATTTCTTGTACTCAACTACCTCTTCTTTAGTAAAACTTTGTTGTACTCCATCAGCTTTAATAAAGGTATTACCATTATATGAATTATTTTTCATTTTAATCAACTTCGATTATATCGTCATCGTCACCATCATCTTTTAATAAATTTTGTAAATCTGTTGTAGTGCCAACAAAAATACTATTATTCGTTGTGGTGGACGACGCTTTATTCTCGTCTTTAATTAAAGCCTTCCTTTGTTTTTGTAAATCTAAAAGTTGCCCATTCATTTCTGCAGTTTGCTTTATTAAAGTACCAAGAACTTCAAAAGCTCGAGGATGTTCTGCATCGGCCGCTAAATTATGCATTTGCTCAATAGCTTCGCTACTAGTATCAATTAAACTTTTAATTTGTTCACGAGCCATTTCATAGTCTTCTTCAGTCTCTGATACTAAACGTTCTTGAGTAGGTTCCTTTTTTAAAGGTTGAAGTTCCATATTTCTTTTCATTTCACTAGGAATATTATTTTCTAGTGATTGTAAAATTTCTTTTTTATCTTTCCCCATAATATAATTTATTTAAAAATTAGTTTAATCATCTGGCCAAATATCTCTATCTGGATCCAATGGCCCTAAATTAATAACACAATCAAAGTCGTCCTTAGTTTGACTTCTTAGTGCAGTTTTAACTTCAACGCCACCATAAGCATCTTTGCCTTCTTCTTCCATAATACTTACATCAATAGCTTTAATTAAACCTCCGTTATTACATGGTATTAATGGACCAGCAAACTTAACTTTAACGCCAAAGCTCAATGTATATATAATAGTTCTTCGTGAATCTTTTAAACTTCCTTGATATGAATCTTCGTTATCAAGAGAGTTTAGAGTTATTGGAATATCTGTTACACTTTCTGGCCCTTCCAATCCTTTAACTGAAAGAGTATAAGAAGGACTAAAGAATGGTAAAATTTGTTCAACAATTTGAAGAGCTTCATCTTGAGATCTAGATAAAACATTTAAATCAATAGTCATATTATATGGAACTGCTTGGAAAACATTAAAGCAATTACCATCAGCATCATGTTGTATTGTTTGATTAAATTTCGTTAACTTAGTAGTAGAGTCATATGTAATATCAGCAATCTCAAATGACATTCTTGGTAATTTAATAGCAATAGCTTCATCAAGAGTAGCTTCGTTTATTCTTGCTAAATATCTTTCTCTTGGAGCATAA